ACAGATTTAGAAACCATCCAGTCGTATGTAGACTGCCATGTTCCTTGGTTGTTTAGTGCCCACCACGCAGACATCGCTGCTGTGGCATTTGATGTTCCAACCATAAACTTTGTAATACCTGTTGGCTCTTTAACATACCAACGAGCATTTAAGTAGAAACTAGTTGCAGAGTTACCGTTGCTGTAATTAGCAATAGTTGGCTTTGCATTGATGTCATATGGCTTACCTGATGAACCTGGATCTGGGTTGTCAGTTGCTCCTACAGAGACTACGTCAGGCAAACATGCGATTGAGTTCATCGCTGTACGGTTTGAGTTGTTGCCTGTTGCAGCAATAACGGCAACGTTTGCAGCCTTGAGTGCTGCTACATCTGCTGCTGTTCCAGCAGGAACCTGACAGCCAGCAAACAATCCGCCTTGTGAAACGTTGACAACAGTAATGTTGTACTTGGTGTGGTTTGCAACGACCCAATCAAGTGCCATTTTTACAGCGTTGTTTGTGTAGAGGTATGGAATATTAGGGCCAACAAGTCCGATGATACGGATAGGAATGATATTTGCTGATGGATTTACCTTTTGAATGATGGAGATCATTTCATCTCCATGAACTAGGTTGGCATTTGTTGCAGTGTTACCTGTATTGGCTGCGCCAATTCCATCCATGAACTTCTGATTATTTGGGCAAAAACCGTTTTCAACAATACACACTTCATCAACAATGTGTGTTACCTGAGATGTATTGATCCCCGAATCAATAACTGCGATTGTTTGTGCTGTGTCAGCATGTGCTGGGCTCATTAAGCCAAGAACCAATGCTGATGCTAGTAGTACTTTTCTCATAAATCTCGCCTCATTCTCTCGGATGTTCTCCGAGTTATTTCCCTCGAAACCAGAGTAATGTCTCGCTCCTGATTGCTCAACAGCATCTCCAGTAATTTACGATAAGCATACTTCTCGTCGTACTCATCTCGCAACTTGTTGATCTCTGGGTCCGTGTCGATCTGTGCTTTGATAAGCGTGACTGTTACCCCCTTAGGGGCTTCTTGGGTCTTTGTGATGAGCGCCATACTCTCCGCGTACTCCACAGCCCGTGTCGCCTTCTTCTCAGCGATCTGAGCCTGGGCTAATTGAGAGGACATATAATCCGCCCACCCAGTTAGGACGGTAAACATCTCAGCCAGTTGGTCGCTGGTTAGAGCCGTGATATCTGGGGGCAGTACTGCCTGCTCATAGGCAGGCTTTGGAAGATCTATTCCTTTGGTCAGGATGGTATCGAGTTGCATGATTTGCATCCGTTCTTAGGGTCGACGTTACATACGGGCATTGTCTTATCTTCGATGTACTTAAGGATCTTACGCACCTTATTAAAGACTGGCTCAACTACATCGTAATCAGCCTTGACAGTGAACTCTTTATATGACTGGTCAGCCTTTAGTTCATATAGAAATACGATCTCTTGAGGAGCATCTTTTCCAAACATTCTATGAGCCAACTCCAAGTACATCTGTCCCTGCAGTAAGTGGCTACGGAATGGTCTACGAATATTTTTAAATGCTTTACCTGCATCGTTATCGGCATCCAGTAACAACTCTGGGGCTTCAAATCTAAATGTTCCTGCACCAATGGATTTGATTTCAATTAGGCAGTCATCTCCTATGCCTTTAATCCAACCATCGGTATGTCCAGCAATTCGGAGTTCGTCATCCTTGAGTGTGACTTCCTGGTAATCCATAGTCTTGTCAGTACCACACTCATCACACTCTGGAGAGGTGGCTGTAGTAACTGTCTTGCATGATACACACTCAAACTCCCCATAAAGAACGCCCATTTCTTGAAAGCGCTTTTGCCATTTAGCGTGAATGTAGTGTCCTTCATCAAAGATATTTTGCAATCTAAGATTAGGATTATCAATAGGCTTTGGTCCGCCTGTCATGAGGTAGTACGAGTACTTATGGCAAAAATCGTGCTTGATGATTTCAGATGGGTGAAACACTGTAGTAGAACGAGGGGAAGGCGTTCTCTTCAGCATATGCCGTTCAACATCACCAAGCAATCGTGTTGGAACTTTTTTAGCGTCTAAAAACTTATCTAGTGCTGATGCCATGGGCCTATCTTTCCTGAGCGAATATGTATTCTTTGAAAGCCAACGTAGTTTTACGAGACTTTTTGTCTTTCTTATACTTGCGGTGCAACGCATTTCGCTCACGATGACTTAGGCCTCCCCAAATACCGTGAGGTTCATTCCTGTTCAGTGCATCCCACAAACAGTCTAATCTGACAGGACAAGGATTCTTTCCTGTCTCTCCAAAGCAATACACTTTTGCTTTTGCAGCAATTTCTTTGTACTTCTGCTTATCTCGTGGTGGATAAAAGATGTCCTCTTCATCTTGGGACTTTGGTGCGGCTCCATAGCAGCGAGCACTAGCCCACCACGGCGTCTCATCGTCAATCATTGTCCCTAAGTTTCTCCCGAAGTTCTAAGTAGTCATCTTCGGTAAGAATGACATAATTCTTGTCATTTAAACTAAGGCCGAAGACTGGCGTCCGACTTTCCAAGATTGCATGAGTTACATTCTTTTCTAAATCAACCGCTTTAAGTGTGTACGTTTTTTTCCCTGTGTACTTGTGCTCGATGAGTAGGTCATCAGATCTAACATCGCCTTTTCTTGACCAGAATGAACCTGATCCAGCATTACGAGTACCGCCAACTGCTTTGGCTAATCTCTTTTCATGCTTTTGTGATTGTTTTTGTCCTTCAGTTTTCAAGTGCAATCTTCCCGTCTTCGTATCCCTTTAACAACTTAGGGACAAGGAAGAACAGGGCTTCTCGCCAAAAACATTGAGAACAACCACAGAATGGTTCTCCTGATTTTGTCTCTACAATCTCATCATCAGAACTTTCCCAGACTGCTTCAAAGAGCATATCTGTGTACTCTTCTACGCCTTTTTCAAGATCGTGAGCCCACTGTTCGTCATTGATAATGAACTCACGATCACTCATCGTCTGCGTCTCCCATAGGTAGGTCTGATGTTTCAAATACTTTCTTTTGAATCTCCTCTTTGAGATCCACTTCTTCACGAATACTGGCAATAACTGGTTCAATACCCTGCCACTTACGCTCTCCGTAGTAGTACCAACCACCCTTACGAGTGATAATCTCTTTAACTACTGCAAGAGAAGCAACTTCTTTGGCAAAGTCAAACTCTCCTGGTGCGCATTCTCCGCCTTCTGCAAAATAAAAATCAAAGTAAGCAACACGCTGTGGTGGTGCAGTTTTATTCTTAAGTGTCCGTACTTTAATTCGCTGTCCCACTCTAACTTTATTATTACCTGATCCAACCTCAATCCATTCGTCACGTTTGACTTCGCAACGAGTGAAGAACGCGTAGTTCTTACCTTCTCCCCCTGGAGTAGTGCGAGGATCTCCATGCATAACTCCGATCTTCATGCGGTATTGGTTGATAATCAAGCCAAGAACAGGACGCTCGTCTTCTGTAAGAGAGCGTTTCATAGCGGTGCCTACAACGCGAAAAAACTTATTAGTAAGTAATGCGCCTCGTCCCACAGTCGCTTCAGCCATGTCCTTTTCCATTTCGGGTGCGGGAGACAAAGCAGGAAGAGAATCAATAACAATCGCATCAACAGATTTAGACTCTGCAAAATTAATAACGGCTTGGTAAGCCTCTTCCATAATGGATGTTTCGATAACAATCACTCGTGAGGTATCAACGCCACACATCTCTGCATACTCTGGAACCCATTGTTCTGCAGCAACCCACACAGTTGTGTGATCTGGGTTTAGAGCCTGATTCGCAGCAACTGTCTTGAGCGCCAAGGCTGTTTTGCCGTGCGATGGTTCTCCGATGAGTTCATTCCATTGGTTACCAGGAAAACCACCACCAAGAACATAATCCAAAGTAGTAGAACCCGATGTGATACGGGGTATGAGATCAGACCTAATGTCTGAAGCAACCACAACGACATTATCGCCAAACTTCTTATTAAGAAGGGCCATGACTTTTCTTGCTTCTTCATTCATTAATTCACTCTTCCAATAATGTTTTGTGGGTTGTAGTTATTTGTTGTGTCGTTTCCTCGTGCTGCCTTAGCAGAGCCTTCAATGTGTGCTCCTGCTAGTGATCCGTACTTACTGCCTGATTGTTCTACTGGGTAACCACAGTCCATGCATCGTGCTTTAGCACCTTGAACTGACATGTACTTATCAGATCCACAATCTGGGCATGATCCAGTTTGTGTTGAACTTGGGAGTCTAAGAACTGGTTGCTGTGCGGGCTGTGGCATCTGCTGCATCGGCATCTGTGATGGTGCTACTGGCATGTTTGTTGGACGAGCCTGTTGTGCAGGCTGCTGTATCTGCGTGCCTAACTTCTTAGCCCAAAAATCACTCATCTGCGCTTTCCCAACGCTGCTCGCAACGAGTACATAGAACAGTAAATCGTGTTGGGTCCCATGTAATTGAGTACATCTTATGGCCAAACAACATACAGATTGTTTTCATTTTGCTTCTCCCCATTTGTCTACTACTTTTACATCTGCAATAAGAGGAACTGTAATCTGTGGGAAAGAAATTCCCTCCATAGACACGCGGATTGCCTCCGCTACCTCATCAGCAAGATGTTCTGGCGTAACAGTAACCAGTTCATCATGCACAGTCAAGAGGACATTTACCTCTGGTTCGTCAACAAAACAAGAATGTGCCCGAACAATGGCTAATTTCATGATATCTGCAGCAGATCCTTGAATTACGGTGTTAAATGCCTGTCTTTCTGCCCGTGCTCTTAACCCTTTCTCATTGCTACGTAACTCTGGAAGATAACGACGTCTTCCTAATAGAGTTTCTACATATGGGGTTGGGCGTTTATTTTCTGCGAGTCGAACCACTTTGGCCTTGTACTTAGCGATGTCGTGGAATCGTCCTGTAAAGTCCTCAAGAAGGTCTTTGGCTTCTTTTAATGATAGGCCTAGTTGTTCTGCAATCTTGTCTGGGCCTACGCCGTAAGACATTGCCAACACCAAGACCTTACCTGCTTTACGGTTAAGTCCTACCGTGTCACCAATTGTGGTGTACACATCCCCATTCTCTAGGTAGTTCTTCATAAGAATTGGATCATTGGAAAAGGCTGCGATGATGCGTGGTTCGATCTGAGAGTAGTCAGCAACAACTAACTTGTAACCTTCAGGTGCAATAAACAAGTTGCGAATTAACTTGCCGTATTCACCACCGCTAGGAATGTTTTGCAAGTTAGGTTCTGAAGAAGAGAATCGACCAGTCTCAGCACCATGCGCTTTGAAGTTGGTGTGAACTTTACCTTTAACAAGCAGTGAATCTTTCTTAATGATCTTTGCTTTACCCAAGTTAGTACGTGTAATGTCTCCACCAAGATACGGCATTACATAGGTAGTCATTAACTTATTTAAATCTTGGTAATCCAACAGCGCATCAACAAGATCATCAGTTCCCCTAAACAACTCAAGAGCATCTGAAGATACTGAATAGTGTTGGATACCTAGCGGTTGTCCTGCATTCTTCTGCGCAAATCCTTTTGGTGTAAGGGCAATTTTTAAACGGGTGTTGGGCTTTAACCCACGACCACCCTCACTCTTAGGACTGAATAATACTTTTTGCTTTTCTGGGATGGAGTTAAGGGAAAAGGCTTCTCCAGTAATCTTCCATGCACGGGCTTTGGCATCGTCTAAGTCTTTATCAATACGAGCCTTAAGAGCAGACAACTGCTCAGTATCAATAGTTGCTCCTGCTAACTCCATATCGCAGAGTGCAGCAACTACATCCATCTCTAATTTCCATACGGCCTTAAGACTTCCTTCAAGTCGTGGCTCTAAAGCCTTGTACAACTGCCATGTAACATCGGCATCAATACCTGAGTACTTAGCAACATCTTCAAATGAATGAACTTCTACCTGTGCTCCTACACCCTTTTCAACAACAATACCTAACTCACGCTTAGAGCAATCAGCCAAACCTAAACCTAAACGATTGCGATTGTCGATGATAAATGATGCCATCAAGGTATCAAAGAAAGGCTTAGTAGGAACTACACCACGGTAGTACTTAGCAATTGACTTTAAATCAAACTTAACGTTGTGACCGATCTTTAACTTGTCACTGAAGAACAGTGGCTTTAATGCTTTAAATACATCTCCAGGAAGTAATTGCTTAGGGGCTGGACCAAATACTGGTCTCCAGTTTGCTTTATTCTTTGAGTAATCTGCGTCTGTTACTGGTTTGCCTTTGGCTAGTTTAGCAAGACCGCCTTTTAACATGTCTTTATCCCAGCGAATGAACTCACCATTAGGGTGACCCATAGGAATAACATCTACGCGACCTTCAGTCGCTAAAGAAATCCATAACACATCGTTGACTACAGGTTGGATACGGTTTTCTCCAACTGTTTCCACATCAAAGGCGTAACTGGGTTGTTTTAAGTAATACTCGACAAGATCTTGTAACTGTTCTTTGGTTGTAATGATATTCATTTATCCCTCTTAAAGTAGAAGAAGAGAGCCAGTGATAGGGGCTGGCTCTCTTCTATGATTGGAAGTTACTCTACGGAGCGAGCGACTTCAAGAAGTTCGGAGCGAGGGGATTCGCGAACTACTTGTGCGGCTGTGTAAGGAACAGCATTTGCTACGAGAGCGTTGACCTGATCAAGGTCTAACTTCCACTCCTCAGCAAGGTCGCGACCACGGACATAGTTAAGGCTGTACTGTGTCGTTGGTCCCATACCCATGCGAGAAACTTCCCAGAACTCTTTTGAAAGAGGTCCTTTGCGCTCATCTTTGTGAGCAGCGACAATTTGACGGGCAAGAACAGGAGGTGCTGTAAACACCTGAACTGTCTGTGAATCTCCGCTAAGAACTAGGACGTTCCATGCGAACTTGCCGCGTGGCTTATCTCCTAGAATGTCGCAGAGTGGGCAGCCACCTTCAGAGTTTGCTGTGCAAACAAAAGACTTGCGACCCTTTGGGCGCTCAATCCAATGCTGCTCGTAAACTGCAAATGGCTCATCGCTAAGGAACTTAATAAGTTGCGCCTCTGGGGTGAACTTAAAGTCCGTTGGATATTCGTTAGATGACTCTGGCTTTAAGAGTGCTTCAAGAGCGCTCATACCAGACTGGACTGTTGTTCCTACTTTTGGTGTAGCGTCTTCTTGATCTGGATCAAGAGCATCGCTATACGCATCAGCAGCAACGGTTGGTTGTGTGATAGGCATTAGTTTTCTTTCTGTAGTGAGGCACGGCAGAGGCGGTTGTACATAGACGTTGCCTAAGTCTGGCTCTCGGTTGATATGATTTCCTTCCAGCGCTGTATTAAAGCCTCTGTTAGGTCATCGAACTGATTCCACTCAACACGAGCAGAACCAAGTAAGCCACGCTTTGAGAATTCCTCAATAGCGGACTCGATGAGGGCGCGAGTATAAACCCGATTTCCTCCAGTCTTTTGACCGTTTAAGGTCTTAGACCGTAGTCGATACGGGGCACGTGGGATATACCCTTTGCGCTCCCACATCCTGATGGTAACAATTGTTTTCTCTAACGCGTGCGCCAATGCACCGATAGTGAAGACCTCTGTCTCTTTACCACCAAGAGTTTTAATGATTGGATTTTCATCCCAACCATTACTCTCACCGCTTTTACGGCGAGAAACCTTTGGGTCTAAATCACGACGCTTGCGCTTTGATCCAGGAAGGTACTCAAGATCAGCAAAGGCTGCCTCGATCTCTTCATCACTGCGCATAGGTGTAATTACCCCTTATTCATTGTTAGTGCCCACGTGATTTGCTGTGGGTACATTTCATCAATTTCTTCTTCAGTAAGTTGATCACTGTACAGGGCAGCCATCAACGCATCTTCATCAATGACACGGATAGTCTTGTATAGTTGATCTCCAAGATTCTTGGCCTCAATAATCTCTTCGGCTTTTTCTTCATTGATCTTACGAGATACACGGCGTTGCTTTTTAAATCCAATAACACCATCTATCTCTTCTGGTAGATCAAGAATGATGTGGCCTTCGGTATCTACTTCACCAAGTTCATCAATTTTTGCAAATAACTTATCTCGCAAAGTTTTTGACTTGGCTTCAAAATACTCAATCTGTTTCTTAGAAAAGACATACTCTTTTGCTTGACTTGTGATCTCATCCTCTGATGCAGATCGTGGTTCTGTTGGCTTTACCCTCGCCATTGTGCCTCCTAATTTTTCCCTGTGAGAAAACTTATCAAACTTCCTACGGTCATGTCAACTCCACCCCTGGAAT